ACTATGGGGGCATTATCCAAATAAACATTGGTCGCCTACATCGTGGACAGAGCCTACCTTATACGCCTTAGCATGTTCATTAACGAGGTTTATAACTAAGGAGGAGTAATGAGAACACAAGGAGTTCTTAAGTATCATGGACCATGCCAAGCGTGTGGGTCTAAAGATAACAAAGCAGTGTATGAGCATGATGACGGTGAGTTATCTGCTTATTGCTTTGGATGTGGAGACTATGCTGTTGAAGGTAGTCTTCCTATAATTAATAATAAGGAGTATGATATGTCACTAGAAACAGTGCAAGATGTAAATGAATTCCCTACAAGAGGATTCAGAGAGAGATGTATTACTAAGAACGTTGCTGATAAGTACGGTGTTAAAGTAGGTTACAGTGAGAATGACGGTACTACTATACAATACCACTACTATCCTACAACACGCAACAACGAGGTAGTAGGTTACTCAAGAAGAGAAGTAGCTACCAAGAAGTTCATAGCAATAGGTGATACTAAGAATGATGTACAGTTGTTCGGTCAATCTTTATTCCAACAAGGAGCTAAGAAGCTAGTAATAACTGAAGGTGAGTTAGATGCTATGTCTGTACAACAGATGTATTCTAATAAGAACAACGAATACCCTGTTGTATCTATAACTAACGGTGTAGGTGGTGCTAAGAAACAAATAGCTGCTAATTTAGACTGGATCAACTCATTTGAAGAAGTAATCTTTATGTTCGATGCTGATGAAGTAGGTAGAAACGCTGCAGACGAATGTGCTAAGCTAGTTAGAACAGGTAAAGCTAAGATAGCTTCATTAGGTAGACACGGTAAAGACGCATCAGACTATTTAGTTAGTAGTCATCTAAGAGAATTAGATGATTCTGTCTGGAGAGCACAGGAGTATAGCCCTGCAGGCATTATTAACAGTGCATCCACATGGGAAGAGTTCAGTAGAGATATGCGAGAAGATAGCGTACCATACCCCTCTTGCTTTTGTAATGTGAACACTCTAACTTACGGTAGAAGAACAGGTGAGTTAACTATCTTTACCGCAGGTACAGGTACAGGTAAGTCTAGCTTTATTAAAGAAGATATCTATCACTTACTTACTACTACTAAACATCAGATAGGTATCGTGTCACTTGAAGAGTCGGTTAAAGAAACACTAGATGGGATTATTGGTCTACACTTAAACAAACGAATTAACCTTCCGGATACCCCCTTCGATAGGAAAGGTAAAGAAGGTAAAGACGCTTGGGAAACAATAGCAGGTAACGGTAGATTTACTTTGCTAGACCATCAAGGTTCTTTAGCAGACAACAGCTTAATGGATAAGATAGAATACCTTGCAGCAACAGGCTGTAAGTTTATTTACTTAGACCACATTACTATTGCAGTCAGTGAAGTTGACGGTGATATTAATAGAGGTATGGATCGAGTCATGTCAGACTTACTTAAGTTATGTAAGAAGTTTGATGTATGGGTTGGTGTAGTATCTCACTTAAGAAAGACAGGCATAGGCTCTATCTCTTATGAGGAAGGTGCTGATGTTACAGAGGATAGTCTTAAAGGTTCTGGCTCACTTAAGCAGATAGCCTTTCAGATTATAGCGTTCTCTAGAAACAAATATGCTGAAACAGAAGACGAAAGAAACCAAGTCAAGCTAAGTGTTCTTAAGAATAGATTCACAGGCAAGACAGGTTACGCAGGCTCTGCTAAGTATAATGAAACAACAGGTAGATTATCTAATGTTCAAGCAAGAGCAGACGAGTTTACTATTGAGTAATAAATAATAATAAGGAGGTAATATGAAATACATATTCGATGTAGAAGCAAACGGCTTGCTTAATCAAGCTGATAAGATATGGTGTATAACATTATATAACCTAGAAAAGAGTAAGACAGAAACATTTACAGACGAACTCGATACACATCGTTCTATAAGTGCTGCATTAAATATAATGGCAGGAGCAGAGATGCTTATCGGTCACAACATTTATGCTTACGATTTTCCTTTACTAGAAAAAGTTAAGGGCTGGAAATACAGCGGTAGAATTTTAGATACCCTACTGTTATCACAACTACTTAACTTTGATAGAGGAGGTCACGGTCTAGCTCAATGGGGAGAAAGGTTTGGAGTACCTAAACCTAAACAAGAACAATGGGAGTTCTTTGAGAAGTCAATGATACACCGTTGTCAAGAAGATGTAGAGATAAACAAGAGAGTATATGTGAGGTTGAAACAAGAGTTTCAAGTGTCTAAGATACCCGGTAGTGTTGTTAAGATTGAACAAGAAGTAGCTAGGATTAGCGCTGAACAGGTTAAGAATGGTTGGCTAATGGACATTAAGTTAGCAGAAGAATACTTTGATTACTTATCTAGTGAGTTAGAAAGACTAGCAGGTAAGATAGAACCGTTATTACCTATGGCTATGAAACGACTTGATCCAATAGGTAAAACAATAATACCTAAGTACACTAAGAAAGGAGAGCTACATGCTCATCTAAAGAAATACTGGGAAGACTATGACTTTGGTTATATGAATCGTGAAGGTAAATTAGGCGGTGAATACTCTCGTATTACATTCATCAAGCCTACAATGACACAACACGCTTTAATAAAAGACTTCTTACTTAAACAAGGATGGAAGCCTACCACATGGAATAGTAAAGTAGAAGACGGCAAGACAGTAAGAACCTCACCTAAGTTAACTGAAGATAGCTTTGATTCTATTGAAGGAACTATCGGACAAGACTTAGCAATGCACATGGTATACAGCCACAGAAGAAACGCACTCAAGTCTGTCAAAGGAAACACAGGCTGGTTAAACACAGTAAGACCAGACAACAGATTAGAATGTATACCCATGACATTAGGCGCTGCAACAGGTCGTATGCGTCATCGTAACTTAGTTAATGTACCGTCTGTTAATGCTACATTCGGTAAAGAACTAAGACGATTATTCATAGCACCACCTAACAAAGTACTAGTAGGTTGTGACTTAGCCTCAGCACAATTAAGATTACTCGCTGCAGCTATGGGAGACCCTGATTATAACAAGACTGTTATTGACGGAACAGAAGAAGAAGGTACTGATATACACTCTGTTAACGCAAGAATAGCAGGACTAGCTAATAGAAAGCTAGCTAAAACATTTATATATGGTTTCTTATTCGGAGCAGGCGACCAGAAAACTGCTGGTGATTTAAGCATAAGCACAAGTGATGCTAAAGAATTAAAAGCTAAGTTCCTTAGAGGACTACCCGCACTAGGTAGCTTGAAAGATAAACTAGAAAATCAATTCGATCGTAGCGGAAACAAATTTATTATCGCTCAAGACGGTAGAAAGATACTAGTAAATAGTAAACACAAGGTACTTAATTACCTGTTGCAAGGTAACGAAGCAATTCTTACAAAGAACTGGATGGTGTTATCAGATAAGAGAATAAAAGAAGAAGAAATAGATTGCAAGCTATTAACCGTAATGCATGACGAACAAAACTTTGAATGTAATCCCCTACACGCAGAAAAACTAGCTATAATTCTGGAAGAGTCTGCTACACAAGCAGGCGAGCTACTGGGATTCAAATGTAGAATGGATGGTTCCAGTAAAATAGGAGAGAACTGGTTAGACATTCACTAGGAGACAACATGTTAGCGGAAGAAATAGCAAGACACTACAGAGGTGTATTGCAAGATGAAAGAATAGAACTAAATGTAAGAGAAGATAAAACAGTAGACCCTGGAAATTTATTTATAGCAGGGTGGTGTGACGGAGAAGATTTAGACTTCCCTATTGAGATATCTTTTGTAGTAAACAAAGAAAGAGATGAATTATTCTTCGATGATTTAGGACTCGCTGCATTACACAGAGAGTTTTGTTACACACTTAATCACGAGTTAGTTCACTTAGAACAGTTCATAGATAACTTTGAATACGATGAAGAAGAAGCTTATGAAAGAGAAAGCACCTTTGATTTGTTATCAGATCGAATTGTTTTATCACCATACACTTACAATATAAACAGGAGTTGAAATGAAGATAATGTATACAGACGAAGAGCTACCACAAGGTAGTGAAGAGTGGTTAAAGCTTAGAAAAGACTATGGTACTGCTAGTGAGGCTGCATCAGCCTGCGAGGTATCTCCATGGAGCCCTAAGAATAGATACGAACTGTATCAATTAAAGACAGGTGATTTAAAAGTTAAGATGAACTTTGCTATGCAACACGGTAATCACTACGAACAAGAAGCAAGAGAAGCATTTCAGAACGAATTTAATAAGTTATACGAGCCATGCTGTATAGCTAACGAGATAGAAGGTCTACCGTTAATGGCATCGCTAGACGGTAGAGAAGTATTATCAGGTAATTCTATACTAGAAATTAAATGTCCTCTAAAAGGTAATGAATCTCCACTATGGAACACTATGTTATTGGACGAAGACCTACCCATACAGTATCAATTACAAATGACTCAACAGATGCTATTAGCTGAAGTAAAAGTGTGCCACTTCTGGGTATACTGTGCACACAGCAAGCAAGGATTGTACAGAGAGTTTAAGCTAGGTAAACACCTGACTAAACAAGTACTAGAGGGTTGGAAAGAATACTTCAAAGGAATACCAGAGCCTGCTATTACAGATGTAGTAGTAGAAGACTCTGATGAATGGAATACCGCTGCTTATGAATATATAGAGGCAAAAGAAAGAGCAGACAAAGCAAACTACCTCCTTACGGGTGCTAAAGAAAAGCTAGTTGAATTAGCTGGTGGACAGTCTCGTAGAGGTAACGGAGCTCTTGTTAAGATAAACGACAAGGGAAAGGCTAGTGTCCGTAAGTGCTAGTCATTGGACAGGGATAGTTCCAGACCCTGAAATTAATATAGGTTTTGTTTATATGATAACGTGTTTAACTACAGGTAAGAAGTACATTGGTAGAAAAACATTTTGGAAGATGGCACCACCTAAGAAACGATCTCTAAGGAACCCTATTAGGGATAAAGGTTCTGACAAGTGGCGAGACGACTGCTGGTTAGAATCCGACTGGAAGAAGTACACAGGGTCATCTAAAAGTTTTAATGAACATATATCTGAACAAGGCAAGGATAACTTTGTGTTTTGTATTATGGAGCAGTACAAGAGTAGTGCATCCATACACTACGCTGAAGCTAGACTCCTCATGGATAAACGAGCATTAGAATCAGATGAATACTATAACAAAAATATAGGTGCAGTTAAGTTTGTACCTCCACAAGAAGTTAGGAGAACTTTAATATGAAAACAAAAAGAGATACACTACCAAATGATTATCAAA